GCTAGTTCATCTCCATCAAAATATTCTGTTGATGCTTTAATTGCTTCTTCTTTGTTGATCAAATTTGACTTAAAGAAACTGCTTTCCATATTTCATTCCCCTTTTGTTTAACTAATGATACTATTTTAAATTCATAATTGTTTTTTTTACAATAAATTTCAGCTGCCTCCCATTTAAGCCTATTAATAACAAAAGTCTTAGCCTCATAAATGTAGGTTCTTCTACCTCTACTACTTTTTGATTCTTTGGGTGGTTTTATTTGACTTTGTGGTTTAACTTCAATTAAAAAAGTTCGACTTTTTCCACTATTATCTTCTTCATTAAAAAGAAAATCTGGGAAATACCGGTGAATTTTTTGATCAATAGGACTATAATATTCAATTGTAAGACACTCATAGTCCCACCATTTAACTTGTGGCGTGTGATCTAAAAAAAAACAAAATCGATGCTCCCAGGAACTTCGACATTTTGGATTTTGTTTACCACGGTATTTTTCGGTATTTACAACGATATATTCACTTTGATAAAAACCAGCTTTATTTCTTCTTGCCAATTTTTCCATCCCTTATTATATATTTAATTTTATTTCAAAGATTTTATCAATGGACTAAAGTTTGGCCAATCTTCCATCATTTTATTTAATCTGTGGGTACTGAAGAACTTCATTATTTTGGAACCCTCGATTTCTTTATAATCATAATTACAATATGTATTTATAATACCTTTTGACAAATCTTTTGGAATAAAGTTAAAGTCAATCAAAATTCTGTTTCTAACATAGTTTTCTTGAATTTCATTTTCTTCTTTCTCAAGGAAGTTATCCAATCCTCGCTTTAAAATTGCTTCTGCGGTAGCCTTTCCTATTCTTGGTTTAATAGCCGGAATAGCATCACTCTTGTCACCTGAAATGATTTTTAAATCAAGTTCTCTTTGTGGATTGATACAGTTTACAATTTTATTATTTATTGGATCGAACTGTTTATTATTCTTTTCAATAAGTAATTGATGAAGGTCTTTATCAGTTGATACGATGATATTTTCACTTGATTTGAACTTTTCTTTACAAAGAACTGCGATGATGTCATCTGCCTCTGCGTGTGGATAATCTAAAACATAAACGGTAGAAAATGCTTCTTTTAAATCTATTCTAAACTGTTCAAATACAGGAAAGAATTTATCAAAATCAACAACAGCTTTATCTCTCGCGCCTTTTCGGTTACACTTATAATTATCGAAATGTTTATGTCTCCAACTTCCTTTTGTATCAAACGCAAGAATGACTCTCTCTGGATTGAATTTTTCAATGGTTTTAAGGAAACTATTCATAAATAAATGTCTCCAAAAAAAGAATTTATCATTGTCTTCAGGATTCATAAAAATTGATGAGAACAATGTTCTGTAAGCAATATTATGCCCATCGAATATTAAAGTCTTTTGATTATTAATAATTGATTCTTGATCTTCAACAGAAAACAACTCTGAAAGTGAACTTTTATTCATTGAATCCTCCTATGAATTCATTTAAGGATTTAGTTTCAAATTTATATTTTTTAGGCTTTTTTGTTTTAGGAGTAAACATTGATTCTTGTGGTACGAAGGTTTTAGCAAATAAACAAGTATTTTTCCCAATGGGTATTACTTTTTGAATATAGATCATATATTCTTGAAACATCCATTTTTGGTTAATTGTAAATAAACGGGTCATATTATTCATATCAAATGCTGGTTTAACTTCAACATAAGAACCAATATTATCACCATTATTATCGATATTGTTTATAAAAGGAATTTTACCAAATTTATGTTCATCGTCAATATAGCAATAAAAAATTCCATATGCTTTTGGATTCCATTCAATATGAAAATCTGGAGTATAAACATGAGGATGTAATAAAGTCGTTTCCACATCTTTTTCTTTTGTTTTTAAAAATTTCTTCCAAGAGAACTTTACTACTTCTGATAGTACGAATTCTTTATTATGAAAGGAAAATTCTTTAACAAAACCTTCTTGTTTAAGCTCTTTTACATAAAGAAAGAAAAGTCGTTCTTCTTCGGAATCAAACTCGATTCCATCATACATTATTTTTGGCATATTTCCTCATCTTCTTCATTATAAATCATTCGCATCGCGTATGCCAATCCAACTGGAGTAGACATTGGTTGAACACCAACTATCGTATTTCCGAATAAAGTTGGTGGGACCCTCATTATTAATGATTTAAAATTATCTTTTTTAATAAAATTAACATCTTCTAATTCTATCAAATATTTTCCGTAGAATATTTCTTTATCCGATAAATCCGCTCCACCCTCAACTTTATCTAGTTCATTCCAAATTCTTTCTTTATTTTTTAAAATATCAGTAAAACATTCAACTTCAAATTTTTCATCGATATTATGAAATAAAGATGTCAATAATGCATCATTCGATTTCGCTTTATAAAATTTCCATCTTATCATACTAAAAACACCTTATCATATAAAGATTTTGAGAAGTATTGTTTTAATTCTTCAAATGTGAAAGTTTTATTCATTTTAACACAAAGTTCGTTTAAATCCTTTACATCTATTTTAACATCTTTTTTAAATTTTTCCCATAGGAAAACATAATTTTCTTCTTGAAGTAATTTAATACTTACTTTTTTTCCTGTTTTATCATTATCTAATAAGTAATAAATTTCTTTAAATTCTGATAAATCTACATCTTTATTAGCTCCGCATATCGCGATACTATTTGTCACACACAAACTATCTATAATTCCTTCAAAAACAATAACTGGTTTATTTTTATCAACTTTATAATAATTGTAAATGCAATTATGTTCTCCTTTTCTTGTAAGATATTTTGGAGTCATTTCATTATAAAGTGCTCTTCCTTGGTAGTTGTAAATTTTATTTTTATCATCATAGAAAGGAATGATAAGTCTGTCGTGATACATTCCACCGGTTGATACGAACCATTTTTCCCAAACTTCTTCTGGTATTTTTCTTTCAACACAAACCCTAATTGCTTTAGCAAAAAGGGGTGTAATACCTTTTTTGATTGGAATGAAAAACTTTGTATGATCTTTCTCAGGACTTCTTTTTCTTATTGTCGGATTTTGAATTTTTGGCAATGGTGCTTTTTTCTTTTGATCATTAGAACTTAGAACTTCTCTATAATAATCTTTGTAATGAATTGGAAAATATTCTTTCATCCAAGACAATACTGTTTTTTTGTAAAAGCAATTATGACAAAAATACATCCAGGGTTTTTTCTTTTTAAGTATATACCCACGTTTCTTTGATTTTGATTTTTGACTATCTCCACAAACATTACAACGGAAATTAAAGTAATCATGACTTTCTGTAACATTTTCAAATGTGCAAAGAATCAAACGTATTTGTCTTTCAAGTGCAACTTGCGCGCCAGCAATTTCATCAAAATTCATACTGATTCTCCGAAAAAAAAGGGGAGTTTTAATACTCCCCTATACCAGAATTAACATAAACAAATCAAAACATCTTACTCCTCATCTTCTGTCTGAAGTTCTTTGAAGAACTCGTCGTCGCTTCCAGCAAATACTTCATCTTCATCAACTTTAGTTGGCTCTTCGTTTACAGTTGGAGCTTTTCTTTGAACTGGGTCTTTCTTTGATGTAGAATTAATCGAAGGAGTTGGTCCGTTTACACCGAGGACTCTGTTAAATCTATTTTCAAGTTCATCATATGATTTAAAGTTTTCTTCTGAAATAAACTCGGATAAACCATAAAGTGAATTATCGATTTTTTCGATTTCATCGTCGGTTCCGATAGCAGATGGTTTGTCATCGAAATAACAAGAATCATAGTTTGGCATTTCGACGGTTCCAACCTTGACTTTTTTCAAAATAAGTTTAAAGTCTGCTCCTTCATAATAATCAAAAACCATTAAAGGCTCGTTGATTGAATCTTCACCTGGATTAATCTTTTCCATAATCTTGTCGTGGACTTTTTTTCCATACTTGTAAATGAAAACTTTTCCTTCATTTTCTGGATTAGCTGGGTCCTTAATCACAAGAACATTTGAGTAATAATGCTGTTTTCTTTTTCTACTTCTTGCTGTGTCTGGATCGGAATCCCAAATAGCAGAATTTGCCTTACAAACTGGACATTCTTTCTTAAAAGTTGTTGGGCAATTTTCAATGTAATATCCTCCCGGACCTTTTACAGAATGGCTATAAACGCTTACGAATGGAATATCAGTATCTTTAGATGGAAGAAATCTGATAATTGCTTGTGCCGTTCCATTGTCATTGAATTCAGGATAATAAATTCTTTCGTCTTTATAAGAATTTCCACCTTTCTTCTGGGTCTGTTCACGAATTTTGTCCATTGTTGAAGACCAGTCAATCTTAAAATTCTTCTTTACTGGCATTTTGTAATACCTCCGTTAAATGTGTCTTTTATTTTTTTAGCAATCTTTACAAATTGCTCAAACTCTTTATTATAAATTATATCATCTTTCCTACCATTTGTCAAGACTTTTTCAATATTTCTTATAAAAAATATTGGAGAAATTTTACCTTGAATTGTTAGGATATATGCGATGTTTGTTCCATCTTCTTTCATATCAAAATAGTCTTCTATTTTTTTAAATGAAAGTTGTGTATGAACTGATTTTAAAAGTTTCAAATCTTGATCAATTCTTTTTTTTGTGAAAAGTTTACAAACCTCAAGAACGTCTTTTTCTGTGTATTTGATTAATGAAATGTTTTTCTTATTAGTCATCATATATTCATACAGAAAAAATTTAGCTAAATCTCTAATATCATAATAACCATTTTGAATATGATTATTAAACTTCTTAGCACATTCTGCACTATACTTCGAACTATTAGTAAAAGAACTCATACTTTTAAGTTTAAAAATGTCAATGTCTTTTTTACCATTGACAAATTGTTTGACATTCATCATTAATGAAAAAACTCTCAATAATGAAAAGTAATCTTTTTCTTTTATCATAGAAAATTACCCAAGAATTTGATCTAGATTATTTTCATCTAAAGAAATTTTAAAATTATCAGAAAGTTCTTTTTTCAATTCAAATCTCGTTTCTCCATCGAACACTGAAAGTATTTTTTTAAATTTAACGTACACTTCCTCAAGAAAAACAATGCTTTCTGTGATACTAATATTTACTTCTTTTTTAGCTTTTCTAATCACTGAATTAAAACGACTTTGTTCTGATGCACTCAATCTTCTTCCATCAAAAATTTCTTTAATTTGTTCATGATTATATCCATTATCATTCATCCATATAAAAAATTCTTTTCTTAAAATTTCTTGAATTAATTCATTTTCATTAGTTCTATCTTGAACTTTATCTTTATCAACAATTGTAATTTTATTTTTAGACATTTATAAACTCCTTATTCGAAATCAATCATTTTACCATATTTTTCTTTAGTATCTTTATTCAGAATGCCTTTGACAATATCAGTAGTATCATTAACTTTCTGTTTTTGTTCCTTTTCACTCAATGGAATTTTAGAAATTGATTTAGCAGTTCCTTCTGCTTTACTGTCTCCATCTTCATAAACACGCATTTTGTAATAATCAACATTGACATTGACTTTAATCTTATTCAATCCATATCTATTTTTCAAAATAATCCAAGAATACTTACCTATTTTTCTCATTTCTTCAGACTGAGTCACTCCAATGATAATATCAGCGGTAGCAGCAGTTCCAATTGAATCAGAGATATCTGTTAAGTCAATTTCAGAATCACCAAATCCTCCACGATTTGTTTGAACAGCTGATACTATTGGTAATGATAATTCAACAGCAAGAGCACGAACTTCTTCCGAAATTCTCTTAACTTCTAGATATGAATTATCTCCTTTATTTTTGTAAACTGGATTCATAATACCAAGATAATCAATAAAAATAATATCAGGAGAAAACTTCTTTCTTACCTTAAGTTCTTTTATAAGATTAAGAATATGATTTGTGTTAATTGCTCTTGGTGGGTATTCTTTAATAACTAATTTATGATTTATTTGATTCTTTAATTTTTCAAACTTATCATGAAATTTATTTTTTGGGAGAAGTTTCAAATCTTCAGTGCAAATATCAAAAAGGTTTGCCATTACTCTTTCAGAAATTTTTTCCTCTGACATTTCACAAGTGACATAAAGAACGTTCTTATTTTTCAAAACGCAATCAACAGCAATAGATGTCAT